AGATAGTTGTAGAAGCTTTTGCTAAAACAACACGAGCTTCAAATGGTCCGACACGACCTGGATTAAAAGTTATAGCAAGTTCAAACTCATTCGGATTTGACATACCAGTAGTTGTCCAAGTAGCTGAAGATGAGCTAACGTCAGCAGCCGTGCCTAATGGTACCATGTGCGTATCAACTAAGGCTCTCTTCGAGTCACCGGAATTTTCTGGATACCTCAACTCCAACCAGACCTCATCGTCTTGTAAGTTAGTAGCACTGTCGATTATACAATCAACAGTGATAGTCTGACTATCCGCTGACTCAAGCATACCACATATTGGAGGAGAGGATATAGTGCAAACATAACCTTCCCTCGCTAATGAGGTAGATACCATCTTAAACGAATACGCGGTTACACCGTCTGATGCTCCATCTGTTTTTACTATAGTAGTTTCTGTTGTAGTGTCACCATACCTACCGTAATATCCAACATCACATAAACGGCTAGCAGACGTACACCCTTCCATCTGGACAATCCAAGGTTCGATTCCGTAATCGTTGGCTTGATAAGATGCACGATTAAGAATTTGGAAACCAGAACCAGATGGTAGAACACAATTACGAAACCACACAACACTACGGTATGCCCCAGCCTGTACTAATGTACGAGTAGTCGCACCAGCACACATAGCAGACAGATCGACACCTTCTATTAAAGCAACACCAACTGAACCGAGATTTAAAAAATATGTAACTTCGTTTGGAGCAATCAACGTTCCGTTTACCCAATGGAAGCTGCCGTCTGAAATAGAGAGGTAGTTACCAGCGTTGTTTAATTTGATATCACCATTTCTAATTTCTAAATGGCACGGGTATACGTTGCCAGAATACATGTACGTTGTTGTCCCAGAAGTCCCTATATCAACAAGAACAGTTCCTCCTGGTCCGTCGATAACACAGGAAGCAAAAGTATACCCAACAGCACCAAAACTTATATTGTATCCAGTAGACCATGTAATTCCATACGAATAAAAAGAATCACTCATGGATACATTATTATTCCCAGACGTTCCGATTACTGCTCCAGAAGAAAGAGAATCGTCCGCCTTGTCAACACAATAAATCATTATTGGTGTATCTTGAGCAGCAGAATTACCGTAACGTAAGTTAAGTGCTTCTGACCATAACTCACTGACACCATCGTCTACATATATCTTGTCGTTATCCCCGGCCATTTCATACGCATAACGGAAGTATGTAGCGTTAGTCCAGCCAGCAGTTGGGTCACGAGTTGTCCACACTACCGTATTATCGGCAGTAGTGTTACCTACAGTATTATCCCATGTTGGTTCAGAACCTCCGGATGTACCACCTGTGGTACACTCATATACCCTTCCCCTGCCAGTAGAGTATCCAGGTCCGTACCATGTACAAATGACACGTTGGCCTACTGTGAATGCATGACTAGCTTCCCAGTAACCATGTAGTATTGAATTGTCGCAATACCAAGTAGCCATACTGTACCTATGTTACTGTGATAACGGAAGCACCAAAGTCAACAGTAAAAGTTTCACCAGAGTTGACTGTAATGTTGGAACCATAGTCCCACCAACCAATCAACGGATCATTGGCAGCAGTATCATTGTACAACACAGCATAGCGGAACGGACCAAAGGATCCACCAGAAGCAGTGAACACAATGTCTGTACATGTTAAAGTAGCTGTGCCACCAGTTTCTGTGAGATCGTTCTGAGCATCTGTACCACCAGATGGGTACCCATTCTCTGCTGTGATCTCAGCTAAGTCAGTCTTAAGCGCATCCGCTGATGCACTTGGTGAAGCGTTAGTCAAGTACACCTTGAGTGTATGACCAGCAGCGTGCAACTGATGTGTGCCTTTACATAACTGTTCTACGAAATCTTCAAACTTATTAAACGAAGCCATCTATCTCTCCTTACGTCAATGCTTTGGCCCAGTATGTTCCAGAGAACGTAGCCGTAGCAGTATCATTGTTGGTAACACGAATGCGTAAATAGGTAGCCAACACTTCAACAGCAGTAGACAATGGAGTACCACCAGTCACAGCATACGAAACCGTAACCTTGCCAGTACCTGCGTTGTCAGATGCCCATTCGAATGTAACAGTAACATCCTGGTCTGAACTGATGATACCAACGATTCGGCTGTAGTATCCAACATAGTGCCAGTCGCCAGGAGTCTGACCTTTGATAACAGCACTATCGTCATCAGCATTCGCTGTAAGTGAACCACCTGTTCCAACAACAACATTATCTGCGTCTGTTACGGACGAAACTAACCACGTACCATCATTCCCAGCGTCTTCAGCACTAGCTATAACAAGTCTAGTACCGGCAGGGCTAGCCGTGCCGATGCCAGTGATTGTGATCGTATCTGTGGTGTCAACGAACACGATATTGCCAGTACCATAGAATACTGTGTCACTGCTAAATTCTTCTAAGTTAACAAACTCTTGACCCATCTCTATCTCCTATTGAGCCGCTGCTTTCCTGATAGCTTCCATCTGTCGTTCTAGCATATCTTCGGCGTTGTTGATTGTATTCAACATTTGCCTCAACTGCCTGACCTGACCCTTAGAAATCTCTGTTTGAGCAGCGTCGTCGATTTCATTAGTGTTCATACCTTCACGTAAGTATGATTCCTTCAACCAACCAAGCACGTTCTGCCAGTTAATGTCATTCTGTTTATTTAGAGAAATGAGCGATCGTAATACTTTTTCGTCGGGATTAAGCATTTTTCTCTCCTATGTCCTCATTTGAGGTGTTTGTTCATGACTGATGAGACGAGTGTCTTCACCCTGAGCTTTGTTACCAGCAACGTCTAAAGTGGCTGGAGCTGGTAAAGAACCCTTATTATCCCCAATCTGTGGAGGTGGGTTTTCGCCGTTGATTGGCTTCGGTCCTTCCGGAATAATGCGATCCGTGTCGATATCTTGGGCATGGGCTGCTTGTTTAAGCAGTTCTGCTCGTCCGTCCATTCCCATAATCTGTATATCCACGGGGTTGTTTGTTGATTGTAAGAACTCAACCAAACGAACGGCTTGCTGTTCTTTTGCGAGTAAGGCACTGGACCCTCTTGCTACTATCTTCATGTCGAAGATAAGATCGTCGATCAATCCGTAGTCAATGTCTAAGTAATACAGTCTCGACACACACTCCTCAATGATGCGCTTGTCGATTGTACGCACCACAGCCTTGATACCACGCGAGGAAGATGACATAAGCATTGACAGTCCAGATGCAGTGTTGCCAGCACCCCCAACCTGCGTATCCCCGTGTGCGTACGACGGTATTCCACTATGGTCGTCTGCCATTTTCGAGAAATGATTGTAGGCCATGACAAGCTTTTCTGCGTTGAGCGGGATATTGTAGATCTTGATAGCCGGTGCTGTCGCGATGCCTTGGTCATTACTTTCCCATACCTTCCATGGGTATAAGTTTGTCGGATAGTTAGCCGGGAACCTGTTGGTATTGATTTCTACTTGCGGACCTGAACTAATACCCACATTATTGACCAAGGCCCTGACGATTGCGTTACAAATACCCTGCACGTCTGCGATGAGTTCTGGAATTCCTTTACCCCAGAAAGAGTCTTCAATCTCTTCGTAACTTGCCACGGAAAAGGGCTTAAGTCCAAGCTCATCTTGATTGAGAACAGCCTTAACAACCTTGTCTCCTATCAGCCAAGCGCAACAACTGTACACAGCGTCTTCATCTGGGACATCTGCCTTGGGCATACCCCACTCAACCAACAAATCGCCTGGAATGTCGTCCCAAAACTCCAACACATCTATCTTCTCTGACTCATAGACATTGGATAGTGTGTCTGTTTCGCCCTCAGCGGCCTTTTTGTCTGACTCTAAGTCGGTATCTGTCCAGTTACGTAGATCACCGGCCTTGTGCATCTTCAAAACTTCACGCACGGCCTTCTCATTGACACCTGGAAGCCCGATTAGATCGTACACTTGACGTCTTGTCAGTGTAATTTTATCAAACAGGTAACCGTCGTCAGGACTAGTAGCGTCAGGCGCGGGATAAATGTCGAAAGGACTCCTACGTTCAAACGTGGGGATGATTTTCTCTCGTACAACACTCTTAAAGCGTCCCTCTGACCTGTCAAAGGTGTATCTTCGAACTTTATCGTGGCGTAACACCGGACCTTTAATGACCGCCGCCTTAAGGGTGACAAGGTCGCTAAGACATGCGCCGAGTGCTTCATAGAAACCACCTTCTACTAGCTGATCTTCGAGCCTTATTGATGTTTGTAGCGACACTTCCTTGGCTTTATCACTGTAAGCCTTGCGTAAATGGTCCTTCATCTCTGGCATCTTAGCCATAATGTTCTCATGTATGGACTCAATGTCAGGTTCTTCGCCTAAATAGGCAGCAGCCATGCTAGCTTGCTCCATAGCAGTAGCCATCATCTTGGCTTTTACCATGGCTTCGAGGTTAACAGGCAGTTCAGGCTCTGGGGTAGGCTCTATGGACCACGGTTTCTTCCCGGGTTGGAGCATGATGTCCTTGATCCAGTCAACTGCTGTGCGACATTTAGTGTCGGTAAGCATGATGAACGCATCGCTACCCTTTAAAGCTGCAATAGCTGCCTTTTTGTCTGGCTCATACTCTCCATTACGCTGTCTAAGGTTGACCAACATCTGGTCTTGGACAGTATCTTTAGATCTTTTGGCAACTTCCCAACGATCTTGGATGTAAGAGGAGAGATTTGTAATCAACCTTTCGGAGGCTTCGCTTGGTTTCTTGTCCTCCCGGTCTTTTTTCTCCTCGTCAAGCACGTCCTGTTGGCTGGAAACACGCAACATCTCTATTTACCCTTCTGGTTACAGAAGCAATTGTTGTCAGCCAATATCTGGTAGACTCCGTTTGCAACCTGATTCACCTGATCCTCAGTTAATTTGCTGTTCAAGTAGTGTAAATCGACAGCATGTATCAATTCGTGGATAAAAACCTGCATCTGCCTGTCTTTATCGACTGTGTGATTCTGAATTGTGATGACCATAGACGACGGATTATGCGTTCCATAGCATCCTTCGTCCAAATAAAGTGTATCGCTCATCTTAACATCGTAATTTAGGCCGCAAACGCGCACCTTTTCTGGAATTTTCATAGTTCTCCTACGTCCATGCAGCGGGTGAAATTGTACTATGTCTCTTCCATGCTTCAGTATGAGTGGCTGCACCATTAGAAACGACGTAAGATTGGTCTACATACAGTGCTGCGTACTGCAAAGCATCATGCGCATGGCTATATTTATTCTTCTCTGGCACATTGTGGTATCTCTCATCTCCAACAACTTGAATTCTACGGTAGTGGTACCCCCCGTTAAAGCCTTTTCTAAGGACTCTACAGTCAGGGGAAAGAACGAGAGCCGGTTTGGCTTCGACTTGCTTCGTAAGGAAAGCATTAACAGCTTCAAACCTAGATTGGAAGGCATTGCTTTTTGCGGCAATGGTCTTGATACCAGCATCAGCTAGCTCCTGGAAACACGTTCTTTCGTCGGTGTCTGCTCGTTTCGCTCCCGCTGGGTCACCGAGGGAGACGAGTTCGTATCCCTTGTACGTTGTGAAGAGTTCTGGCTTGACGATCTCTCTGGCGAAGGATCTAATTCCCATGTTTTCTGCTGTGAATTCACGTAATATCCTTAAATAACCTTTGGGGTGTAACTGCGTAATGACACATGCGGGATTCTGAACTCCGAAATCCCAGCCAAGTACAAGCGCGAGTCCTGGGATAGCGCGTAGCGGTTCGTTAGCACAATGAAATGAATCGACATAGTTGCTATAGACAGGTTGCCCGTCAAGTACAAATCCATATTCTCCCTTTACATAGACCTTTACAAACTCAGGATCCTTGTTGATCATCAGGTCTTGGTAGTAGTTTGTCGGCAAATAGGGTAGATTCTCTGCTTCGTCAGACAAACCAGACGGCTGTCTGAATAGCTCCGCATTGGCAGGTTTGTCTTCTTCAAACATCCGATAAAACCAGTGATCTGTATCTGGAGGGTTCGTGTCCATAATGACACCAGTCCACGTAACTCCTCCCTGTCGGACAGATGGATAACGGTTGATACGAGTATCAATTGTGTCGAAGATTGCCCTTGGGATCTCTCTGACTTCATTTAACCACGCACCCGTAAGTTCAAGTGATAGCAAATTAGCAACGTGTTCTGGCCTATCAAGTGCGCGGAATAGTACCTCACAGTGAACCTTTGTCCCATCCGGTAGATAGATCTTATCAATGGTATAGTCATGGTCTGTTTGCTTGTACTTTCCGAAGTATCTTGGTGGTAACCAGTCATGGAATGTCTTGATAGTTGTATCTCTTAGCTGAGGATACGTATTTCGGACAACAAGAAAGCGCGTGAACCTAACCCCAGACGGCGAAGCTTTCTGCATCTTAGCTCGTCTGATGATCTCCATGACACAACCCGTGCTTTTTCCGGATCCAATCGGACCCATAATAGCGCGTATACGCTTATTTGAAGTGGCGAATTGCTTGATCGTAGGAACATGTTTGTAGTTGTATACAATGTCCATTAGTCGTTTATCACCAAGTTGATTACTTGACCTTGCTTCTGACCGTCAGTTGTACCGCCCATGACTTCGTGTTGTATCCTAACACACTCGACAACAAGCATACCTATCTTGTACACATCCTTAGGGGTCATCAATGCTGGGTTTACTTCCTTGAGATAATCGGTGACGAATCTAGTTCCGAGAGTAGCGATAAGGCTTGTATTGCATAACATCTCAG